TGTATTTACTGCCATACCTTCAATTGGGCTTGGTACAGACATTGATACAGTAGCAGTACTCATATCTAATGAACCTCTTAATTTGGTTATTGTATCCACTGCTGCATCCATATCAGCTTGCATATTGGTAATACCTACAAGTTTATCTCCACCAAATCCTAAGAAACCACCTGCTGAGCCACCCTCGAATGCGAGTTCAAGTGTTTGGGCCGCGTTAAATAATTGTTTTGCAAATTTCTCTGCATTAAAATCCAAGTTTACTCTAGAGAAACTATTTAATGCATCTGCAAAGTCTTGGAATGCATCAGCACCTTTTTGCACTGTTGCGTGTTTTTCACCTAATGCAATTGCTTGGTCAATAGGGCTTTTTCCACCAGTTAAGAATTTAACAACACCTGCCTTTAAATCAGCTAATGCATTTGCGCCTTTACCACCGGCGAATGCAGCCAAACCTAAACCTAATTCAGTTAGTGCAAGAGTTGCGTTCTTGGTGGTCTGTATATCAGCACCCTGGCCAATAGTTAATAATGTTTCAACTTCTTTTTTGATATCCTCTGCAAAGTTATCACCTGCAGTAAATTTAGTAAATGCATCAGCAACTCCAGATGATGCCTTACCTACTGAAAAGGCAACAAGACCTGCAGCTAATCCACTCATCACTCCAGTAAATTTAGCAGTGTCAAACCCAATACCCTCTAATTTGGTAATAGATAGTAATGTTTCAACCTCGTCCTTTATATCTTGACCAAAATTTTTCCCTTGGAATGTGGTAACTGCATCTGCTACACCCGAAGCACCTTTACCTAAAGCAAACATCATTAAACCAACACCTAATCCAGTCATGGTCTTAACAAACTTAGTTGCATTACCTTTTTCAGCACCTGGTAAGCTATTAATTGTTAATAATGCTCTGACTTCGTTAACTATACCCTCTGCAAAATTATCACCAGCTGTGAATTTTTTAATTGCTTCAGCTGTACTTGCTCCGGCCTTACCTAAAGCAAACACAGCTAAACCTAAGCCTAATCCAGTCATTGTGGCTACGAACGCGGCTGTTCCTCCTTCACCTAGGCCAGCTCCTTCTAATTTTGTAATACCTAATAGACCTTCAACATTAGCTTTAATTTTACCTACAAAATCACTATCACCAGCAAACTTATCAACGGCAACTGAGGCGCCAGTACCAATACTTAGTGCGGCCAGACCTACACCTATTTGCCCTAGGGCAAATGCGAGGGAACCGCCATCTTTTAGCATTTCCTTATTGCCACCAGCTTGTTCATTTATGGATAAAAGACCATCAAAATTCTTTTGTATTTTATTAACATCCATATCCTCGAATGTTTTTATTAATTTTGGGGCCTGTGACATTACTGCAGCAAGTCCAAATCCTATTCCTGCTGCGGCTATACCTACACCTGAAAGAATCGCACCAATTTTACTGCTCATCATGTTACCCATGATACCTTTACCACCACCACCAGATGAATTATCACTTTTAGAGATTGGGCCTGTAGAAGATTGATTTCTCAGTTCGTCTCGAATCTCTTCAAATATACCCATTCTCTCTCTTTCAGATTCAAGGTCACCAAGCTTTTGAGAATCAATCATGTCCTGGAAGTTTTCAAAACCAAATACCGTACGCGCTTGAAAGTCATTCATGACCTTCTGCATGTTTTTCATTTCTAATAAATGTCGCCTTACATTACGACCATCAATCTCAATTTTGTCAGTCGATTTATTGTTCGACTCCATTACCTCAATTAATTTGGCAAATTCGCTTTTACCCGGCGCTGGTTTTTTTGGTGTTTCTTCCATTTCTAGTCCTTAATTATTTGCCGAATGCTTTACCAGCTTCGGATATACCAAATGACCCTAGTGTTACTACCACGAATGAAGTGTATATTGTTTCAGAAACCTTTAAGTCAATATCCCATACTAATGCTGTAACTAAATCGGTAATACCGAAAGTCATCATTAAAAAGAATGATATAAATCCTATGATTGATTTTTCATTTAAGTCATTATCATCTAAAAATAAATCCATGAATTTTCTTTTACGTGGACCTAATTGTTCTGCGGCCTTCCTGGCCTCCTCTTTCATCTCCTTGATTTGGTCCTCTTGTTCATCAAGCTTCTCAATCATAGCCATATACTTATCTAAGTCTATTTCTACTTCATTCCTACTATTATCTTGGTTCTCAGCCATTATCTTCTCCTATTTAATTTCTGAATTCTTTCGTTTTCTTCTTTAATATGCTCCTGTAGTAGAGATAAATAAATCTCCCTCTCCCACGGCACCATATCTTCTATTTCAGTTAAACTGTAATTATGATGTTGCATTAATGCAAAATTAGTTTGGTAAAAATTCTCCAAACTCTCATGCGAGAGGCTTATGTAAAAAAACTATTCAGTCCTCTTAATTCAACCTCTTGTGTTTTACCACATTTACATGCATAATCTGTTTTATAATAAACTGCAGGCACTTCTTGTAAAAACAATTGAACCTTTTTAAATTGTTCACTGCTTAAACTTTCAACAAAAGAACTAAGTTCTTCTGGTGTTTCAGTATCTGCATCGTATACATTATCGTTATCAAATATCGAATCTATACATTTCACTATTAAATCCATAACACCTTCAATAGAGTTAAGTTTTTCCATATCCATAGAACTAATTAGTTCCAATGATGGATACTTCATTTTAACTCCAACACCACTACCTTCGTCAAGTAATATTGTACGGTCTTGTTCCTGATTTATTATCACAACATCGTCAACATTAATTGATATCGGTGTAAGTTCTTTACAATCTTCTTCTTGGCATTTAATCTGTATGTTCATATTTTCACCTACAGATTTTGCTCTTAATTGTAAAAACAAGTATTCAATATCAAAGACAGTTAAAGGTTCTAAATCTTTTATATCATAACATGATAAAATGATGTCCCTCACTGCTCTACTTATTTGCATAGCATCATTTGATTCTAATGCAATCATTAATACCTTCTCCTCTTTTACAAGAAAAGGTCTCATAGTAATTTGTTCCTGTGTAGATGGTAATATAACCATATACTGGGGAACGCTCAATTTTGGCAAAGCCATAATATTCTCCTATATTATATTAATTAAGTTAGTATATCTAATACAGCCTTAATACCACCTACTGTGCTACTAGCTGGGCCTTTTAGATTGGTTAACTTATCGTAACTTAATGTTACACTCAATTCCATTGGTGCAGATTCCTGCATCTGGTCCAATTCAATACCAGTTACTGAAGTAGGAAACGCATTCTCAAGTTTCACTCCATACATTGGCACATTTTCTGCATCTAATTGTTGTATCACAACATCACATGCGAAATCTTTTTTATATCCTACTCTGTAGGTATCTAAATTAACTATTGATGATACCCAATCGTCCATCATTCTTTTTATGTAATAATCATTTGTTAGTAAAAACTTTAAAGTAACATCCTCATCTATAATTGCATAAGGAATTGGCACTACTTGTTTTTCTGACTGATAATCTATTGTTGTAACTTGTCGTCCTGGTATATTTGCACCTTGACATAATAGTGATATATCCCTTGGGTCACTGATTAAACTTTTAACACTTTGACCACCCGCAAGAACACCAATTAGTGCTGATGAGTTTAAATTAAGTAATGATTGGGTTGGTGGGGTAAATATAACATTGAATCTATTTGATTTTGCTAATCCACCTCTTTTGCCTATTACTGATTTTAATTTATCTATTGTGCTCATTAACTTCTCGCAATTTTAGTACTTTCGTTCCAGATAGCAGTTTTACTTTTCTTAATAAATTGCTCTGTTGGTAAAAATACTGCTATTTCCCAATCGGCCATTTGAACTCTGGAGAATTGAGATTTAACATGTTTACTTAAATAATGTTTAAAACATGGTTTAAATTCTTTATATTTTTTTACACCCTGTAAAAGACTGTAACGCATTTTTGTTATTCTAGTTGTTTCTCTTACCTTGGTTGGAGCTAATTTCATTAACTCATCTAAAAATTGTGCCCTGATATCTGGTCTTAAATAATGCAAATTTAATCCATAAAATCCACCAGGTGCCGGTTCAACCATAATTGTTAATGGAAACCTATCATAGTATGGCAATGTTTTCTTAAACTTAGGGTCATAAAAATACATATACATATTACCACTAATGTTTCTTGTGGTTTTATCAAGTGCGGAGTCTTTTAATACCTTACTTCTTGATAGTGATAATTCGCCCACCTTCTTTTCAAACCATTTCTTTGAATCCTTGGTCCGTGCTGTAACACCTGCTCTCTGAGCTTGGGCTTGTAATGTATCGAATAAACTTGCCATATAATCTATTTATATGGTTTTTAGAGTACTTT